TATAAGATTACACGGTCTTCGGAGCCACCGACGGAAAAATCGTTCGTGGCTCCGACAGACGACGGTGGCACAGACGAAATTAAAGCAGGTGGTTACTACGGAACTTATCTAGACTTAGATGGAACTGCTAGCACAGAACAAGAACTCATAAGACGCTATCGCGACATTGCTGGTATGGCAGATGTCGACACAGCAATTGATGATATTGTTAATGACTCCATTTCAAATCTTGATGACGAAGATCCAGTTAGAATTAATCTGGATGATGTAGAGATGTCTGCAGGTATCAAGAAAGATATCGAAAAAGAATTTGAAGAAATCTTAAGAATCTTAGATTTTAAACTACGGGCACATGATTACTTCCGCCGTTGGTATGTCGATGGTAGATTGTTCTTCCATAAAGTTATCGACACAGCAAACCCAAGACAGGGTCTAACTGATGTTCGATACATCGATCCACGAAAGATTAAAAAAGTTCGTGAAATCATCAAGGAAAAAGATACAAAGACCAATGTCGATTTCATCAAACGTATTGATGAGTATTTTCTCTTTAACGAAAAAGGTGTAGTACACCAAAAGTCAGCAAGCGCGAATGATTATTCAACCAGCGCGAATGCACTTAGAATTACAAAGGATGCTATTTGCCATGTTCCTTCTGGTCTTGTTGATCAGGATAAGAACGTGGGATTGTCGTATCTACATAAAGCAATACGTCCAGCAAACCAACTCCGCATGATGGAAAATGCGCTTGTGATTTATCGTATCACTCGTGCTCCTGAGCGTAGAGTTTTTTATGTTGACGTTGGTAACTTGCCTAAGATTAAAGCAGAGCAATACCTCAAGGGTATTATGAACCAGTATCGTAACAAAATCGTTTATGATTCTAACACTGGTGAAATCCGTGATGATAAGAAATTCATGTCAATGCTTGAAGACTTCTGGTTGCCTCGCCGCGAAGGTGGACGTGGTACTCAGATTGAAACACTTCCTGGAGGAGAAAACCTTGGACAAATCCAAGATGTTGATTACTTCCAGCGTAAACTATATCAAGCACTGAATGTTCCAATCTCAAGACAGCAACAGCAATCAGGTTTAAACTTTGGTCGTGCTGCTGAGATTAACCGCGACGAGTGGAAATTCACAAAGTTTATCGCTAGACTTCGTCGTCGCTTCTCATTAATTTTTGATGATCTCCTGAAGACGCAGTTGATTCTCAAGGGAATTATAACTGAAGCAGATTGGGAATCTATCAGATATAAGATTCAATACAACTTTGCAACTGATGCATATTATACTGAATCAAAAGAACAACAAATTCTTCAGTCTCGCATTGAGATTCTGAACGGAATGGCAACCTTTATTGGTTCGCTCTACAGCAAAGAATATGTCCAAAAGAATATTCTTAAACTTACTGATGATGAGATAGCAGAAATCGAAGCATCGAATACTGCTAATCCACCAGAAGTCCCGCCTGCAGAAGAGCAACCACCACAACCAGAACAAACTGAACAAGGATAATTATTATGGAAAACAATGTAACAGATCTAATAAATAACATTGAAAGCGGCACTTTAGCAGATGCAGAACAAGTATTTAATGGTTTAATGGATATTAAAGCAGGGAATGCATTAGACGCATATAGACAGCAAATTGCCATGAACGTTTTTAATGGTCAAGAATCAGAACCTGAAGAAGAATCTGATGCTGATATTGAGGATGAATCAGAAGAAGACTTTACGGGAGAAGAAGATGCTGAAGTTTAAAGATTTAATGGAAAGAATCAATGAAACTCGCTCGTTGAATCTAGAAGAAGTCGAATCGATCGACGAACTTTCAGTTGACACTCTGAGAAATTACAGAGCAAAGGCAAAAGACGATGCATACGATGCAGCTGATGTTGACGACGATCGTCGCCTCCGTAAGCGTTCAATGGGTTCGTGGAAATCTGGCGAAAAGATTTTGAAAAAAGGCGCTCCTCTTCGGAAAGAAGAAGTCGAACAGACTGACGAAGCACTAAAGGGCAGTCAACATAAGATTGACGCGAATAAGAATGGTAAGGTTGACGGGCACGATTTCAAGATTTTGCGTAATGCAAAGAAAGCAAGATACCAGTAAGGAATAACAGATGGCGACTAAAGCAGTTCTCAAACTAACACAGATTCATGGTGTTGTAAAAGTGCGTGGTACTGGGTCAGCCACAATTGCACTTGCTACAGACTTGAAGAAAGCATCAGAAACCCAGTCTTCACCGAAGGCAAACATTCGCACTCTTCATTGGGCGCTGTCAGTAGGTTCTACTGCTACTATCACTAGAAATAGTGTAGTTCTGTATTATCTTTCTGGTTCAGGCAAGATGGAATTCATGGGTTGGTCAGACAACGAAGAAAATGAATCCGACGTTGTTGTTGATTTCTCATCGGGCACTGGATCTGTAGTTCTGGAACTCGCTAAGATTTCCGGATATGGTTCGCAACAACATCAGAACCAAGGAGATCTAGGATAATGAAACTTATTACTGAAGTCGTTGAAGACGTAAACCTTTTAATCGAAGAAACAAACGGTAAGAAAACACACTTCATTGAAGGTGTGTTTCTACAATCCAACTTGGCAAACCGCAATGGTCGTGTTTATCCAAAAGAGATTATGTCTAAAGAAGTTGAGAGATATAATGAAAGTTATGTCAGATCCAATCGTGCTCTAGGAGAACTCGGTCATCCAGATGGTCCATCGATCAATCTAGATCGTGTCTCGCACATGATTGTCTCGCTTAAAGAAGACGGTGACAACTATATTGGTAAAGCAAAACTCATGGATACTCCAATGGGTAATATTGCTAAAGGTCTTATCGAGGGTGGCGCTAAACTAGGTGTTTCTTCCCGTGGTATGGGTACATTGAAAGCAAATAAAGAAGGTATCAATGAAGTCCAAGACGACTTCTACCTTGCTACTGCTGCTGACATTGTAGCAGATCCTTCTGCTCCTGACGCATTCGTTCAGGGCATTATGGAAAACAAAGAATGGGTTGTGGTTAATGGTGTATGGACTGAGCAAGCATGTGACATGTCTAAGCGGTTTATCAAGAAAGCATCAAGAAAAGAATTGGAAGAAGCGAAGTTGAAGGTATTTGAATCTTTCTTAAATCGTGTCTCCCGTAAAACAAAAGTTTTATAAATATTATATAATCTCGAATTCTAGGAGAAGCAAATGAACGTAGAAAACAAAATCAGAGAGTTGCTTAATAAAAAGCAATTATCCGAGGAAAATGCTGGTCCGATGGGCGCAGCAAAGGGTAAGGATACTTCGATCCCAGCAAAAACTGCAGGCGATGCAAAGAATCCACGTCAGGGATCGTCGGAAGACGCAACTATTGCAAGCGAACGTGATCAGGAAACTGAAAATCCAGGCGCCAAAGAAGCGTCGCCAATTGCTGACAATAAGAGCAAGATTTCACAATCAGGCGCAGGTGCTGCTCCAAACTTTACCACTGTTGCTGATCCAACATCGGTTGTAAACCAAGCATCTTCAAAGGGCAATGTTCATCAAGAAGAATATGATCCAGAAGAAGATGAAGATCTAGAAGATGCTGAAGATGCAGATGCAGAAGATGGCTTAGATCTTGAAGAAGATTTTGCTGCCGATCTAGCATCTTTGTTTGATGGCAACGAAAACCTAACAGAAGATTTCCGTAGCAAGGCATCATCGCTCTTTGAAGCAATGGTTGTTGCGAGAGTTTCCAACGAAGTAGGTCTCATCGAAGACCGTCTGGTGACAGAAGCTGCTGAGTTGATGGAAGAATATAAGTCGGAACTAGTAGAGAAGGTTGATTCTTATCTCGGTTACGTAATCGAAAATTGGATCGAAGAAAATAAACTAGCAGTAGAAAACGGTCTCCGTACTGACATTGCTGAAGATTTTATCGACGGTCTAAAAACACTTTTCGCTGAGCATTATGTCGATGTCCCAGAAGACAAATACGATGTTCTAGGTGAAATGCAATCACAGATTGAAGAAATTTCTTCGAAACTGGATGAAGCAATCGCTGCTAATGTAGAACTACACGATGCTAATCTTCAACTCAACAAAGAAAGTGTTCTTTCTGTAGTTGCTGAAGGTCTTGCAAAAACAGACGCTGAGAAATTCAAGTCGTTGGTCGCTGATGTAGAATTCGAGAATGCAGATATCTTTGAAGAGAAGTTAAATGTTATCAAGGAAAATTATTTCCCTAAAACAAGAACTCTATCTGAAGAGAAGTTTGACGATGGAGTCGAGAATGACTTCAGCGAAGGATCAACGGTAAGTCAGTATATCAAGGCACTTGACGTACTTGCTTCTAAAAATTAATTTTATATAAATAAATCTATTGAAAACCTAAAAGGGGAAAACTAAATGTTTCTTTCAGAGCAACTAACAAAAAAGTGGGAACCAGTTCTCAACCATGATGGACTTGGCCAGATCTCAGACAAATACAAGCGTGCGGTTACTGCAGTAGTTCTTGAAAACCAAGAGCGTGCACTTCGCGAAGAGCGTACTGCTCTTTTCGAAACTCCAGCAAACAACATCGCTGGTACTGGTGCGTCTGACATCGATCGTTACGATCCAATCCTAATCTCGCTCGTTCGTCGTGCGTTGCCAAACCTAATGGCATATGACGTTGCTGGCGTTCAACCAATGACTGGTCCAACTGGTCTTATCTTCGCAATGAAGTCCGCTTACAGCACCCAAGCAGGTACTGAAGCACTCTTCAACGAAGCAGATACAGACTTCGCTGGTACAGGAACTCATGCTGGTTCAAACCCAGTTGATGGCGCTTACACCACAGGTACTGGTGTTGCAACAGTAGACGCTGAGCAACTTGGCGAATCTGGTGGAACTGACTTCAACCAAATGGCATTCTCGATCGAGAAAACAACTGTAACTGCTAAGACACGTGCTCTTAAAGCAGAATACACTGTAGAACTCGCTCAAGATCTCAAGGCAATTCACGGTCTTGATGCTGAAGGCGAACTCTCCAACATCCTTTCACAAGAAATTCTTGCTGAAATCAACCGCGAAGTTATCCGTACGATCTACAAAGTTGCCAAGACAGGTGCCGCTTCGACTGCAACTGCTGGTACTTTCGATCTTGACGTTGACTCAAACGGTCGTTGGTCAGTTGAGCGTTTCAAGGGTCTTCTGTTCAACATCGAACGTGACGCTAACGTAATCGCTCAAGACACTCGTCGTGGTAAGGGTAACTTCATCATCTGTTCGTCAGATGTTGCTGCTGCTCTTTCAATGGCAGGTGTACTTGACACAGGTGGCGCAATCAATGGTGCGGGATCTCTTCAGGTTGATGACACAGGCAATACCTTCGTTGGTACGCTGCAGGGTCGTTACAAAGTATTCGTAGATCCATACTCAGCAAACACTGGCGCTGCATCGCAGTTCTATGTTGTTGGTTATAAGGGTGCTAATGCTTATGACGCTGGTATCTTCTATTGCCCATACGTTCCACTACAAATGGTTCGTGCTATCGATCCTAACACCTTCCAACCAAAAATTGGTTTCAAGACTCGTTACGGGATGATCGCTAACCCATTCGTAACTCAGTCGAACGGTACAACTGACGGTGATACTTTCACTGCCAACCGTAACCAATACTATCGTCGCGTTAAGGTTACTAACCTTATGTAATCGATACCTCTCCGTTAGAGAGAGGGTTGCTAAGAAACTGGGGGGAGCAGAAATGCTCTCCCCATTTTCATTATAAATAGTATGAAACATATGAGGGTAACATGGTATTAAAAACATCACTAGGTGTAACAGAAGCAAACTGGGTCAATCAACAACCCAGCGATCTCGATTATCTGAAACCAAATGGATTTAAGTTTCAGGTCCACAATCTACCTAATGTATCATACTTCTGCCAAGCAGCAAATATTCCTGCAATACAACTCGGTTCACCAACATTTCAAACACCATTGTCAGATATTCCAGTTCCAGGTGATAAACTAGCATACGGCGATCTGGTGATTAGGTTTCTTGTTCAAGAGAACATGAGTAACTATCTTGAATTATACAACTGGTTGGTTGGTCTTGGATTTCCAGAATCTAGAGATCAATATAAAAACTGGAATGAATCGCAACGTTATAGATTTCCTGCTATCTCAGATAAACGTCTCGGCGCACTAGGCAACTTCTCAGACGCAGACTTCTTCATTCTTGACTCAGACAACAATCCGAATGTTAAAATTACATACTATGATGTGTTCCCAGTTAGTCTTGAGGCATTAGACTTCGACATCAGTTCTGGTAGAGCAGATTACTTGGTTGGTAATGCTGCATTTAAATATCGCCAATACACAGTTGCGGCGCTGTAATAATTTTATGATTAAAGATCGTATACAGTTTACAGATTCTGCTCTTGAGCATTTTCGTAATGTCTCCGTTTCAAACAACGCACTGGGTGTCCGACTATCTCTTGCAGGAGGTGGATGTGCAGGGTTCAGTTACAAGTGGGATTTGGTAAAGAGTGCTGACGAACTCGTAGAAGATGACTTTCCACAAGCGTATGATGATTGGACGTTCTGGCTAGATAGGCCATCCGAACTCTATCTTATTGGCAGCACCGTGAATAAGAAAGTTGATATTATTGGTAGTGTCATCGAAATACAAGCACCGCTTGCCTCTAGTAGCTGCGGCTGCGGAGAGAGTATCAATTTTACTGTTTAAAAAACCATTGACTTTCGAGTCAAATCGTAGTATACTTATATTATTTTTCTATTGAGGGCATTATGAAACTATCTGAAATTCAAGAGTCATGGACTAAAGACTGTAAGATCGACCAATTGAATCTTGGTCCAGAATCAACCAAAACTCCAGAGTTGCATTCTAAATATCTTAACATACTATCGAACTCTAAACTGCAGTTGCGCAAGGCAGAGGCAGATTATTATCGCTTGCGCAGAACTAAGATGAAGTATTATCGCGGAGAACTTACTCGCGAAGAACTGGAAGAACATGGGTGGAATCAATACCAAGGTCTCAAACCACTAAAGAATGAGATGGACGATGTTCTTCAGTGTGATGAAGAAATGATCAAACAACAAGACAAGATTGATTATATCAAAGCAGTTCTATATCAATTAGAGCAGATTCTGCGGTCACTAAATAGTAGGACATGGGATATTAAGTCTGCGATTGAGTGGACCAAGTTTACAAATGGATTAATGTGACCGACCTAACCATCACTAAAAAAGATGAAGTGTATCTGAATGTGGAATGCGATCCCAGCATTTCACAGGAACTATCAGAGTATTTTACGTTTGATGTTCCTGGTGCAAAATTTATGCCAACCTATCGTGCTAAGATATGGGATGGTAAGGCACGTTTGTTTAACATGTGGACTAAAGAACTATACGTAGGACTTCTTCCATACCTCAGAGAATTTTGCCAGCGTAATGAATATGAGATGGACGTTCAGATCGAACGTATCGGCGATCCCATAACCTATGAAGAACTGGTTAAATATGCTGACTCGTTGAATCTTCACTCACAAGGTAATCCGATCGAAGCAAGAGACTACCAGTTGGATGCTGTTAAGTATGCGATTCGCATTGGTAGAACTCTGCTACTGTCACCAACTGCATCGGGTAAGTCGCTAATCATTTATTTGCTGATGCGATACCACCAGAAGTTTGGGCGTAAGCAATTGATCATTGTTCCTACCACTTCTCTAGTTGAACAAATGTATAAGGACTTTCAAGATTATGCCTCAGAAACAGACTGGAAAGCAAGTTATAATTGCGCGAGAATCTATTCAGGGTTCGAGAAGTCGAATGAGTATCCCATTACTATATCAACGTGGCAGTCAATCTATAAGTTGCCTAAAAAGTTTTTTGATGAGTTTGATGTTATATATGGAGACGAAGCGCATCTTTTCAAAGCGAAATCGCTGACATCAATCTTCAACAAATGCACTAAGACTAAGTTCCGCATCGGAACAACAGGAACTCTGGATGGAACTAAGACACATAAGTTAATCCTCGAGGGATTGTTTGGTAAGGTACATAAAGTTATCTCGACCAAAGAATTGATGGAACAGGGATCTGTTGCCGATCTAGATATAACTTGTATCGTGTTAGATTATGCTGATGAAGAGAAGAAAGCACTAACTAAATATACTTACCAAGAAGAAATGGACTGGTTGGTAACACATCAAAAGCGCAACAACATAATCAAGAACCTAGCAACCACACAAAAAGGCAACACGCTGGTGTTATTCCAGTTTGTCGAGAAACATGGCGCAGTTTTGTATGACTTGATCAATGAGAAGGTCGGAAAGACTCGTCGAGTTTTCTTTGTTCATGGTGGAACTGATACCCAACAGCGCGAGAAGGTTCGTGAGATTACCGAGAAAGAAAAAGATGCAGTAATCATTGCATCATATGGCACCTTTTCAACGGGAATAAATATAAGGAATTTACATAATGTCATATTCGCTTCTCCCTCAAAGTCTAGAGTAAGAAATCTCCAGTCGATCGGTAGAGGATTGCGTAAGGGAGATGACAAAACTTCCTGCCGTCTTTTTGATATAGGTGATGACTTGTCTTGGAAAAGCAGAAAGAATTATACTCTACTACACATGATAGAGAGAATTAAACTATATAATGAAGAAGGTTTCAAATACAAACTTGTGAGGATATCTACTGATGGAAACCCCAAAGGTAATTAAATTTAAGAATGGCGATTTAGTAATCGCAACAATAAGAGACAGTGAATCGAACGATTTATTCTGGATGGATAACCCCATTGCGGTGATTCCCTATCCTATGATTCAAGAAGATGTTGTCGGGGAAACGTTTCTTCTGAAACCTTGGATTGGTATTACCACAGAGAAGATTTTCCTTGTACCCAAGTCTGAAGTAATTACTGTCTGCCTCTTGCGAGAGAACCTTCTAGCACAGTATGAGAGATATATCGCTGGGGAAATAAAACTTCCCGAGGAAACAGAAGATACAAATTTAGATTTGGACCTGCTTCATTCCCGACTGCTCAAAAGCAGGAACCTACTCAATTAAGCAGTAGTAAAGCTATTATTCATCATACTCGACATAGTCATTATACCTCGAACCCCGAGTGTTGTCAAGCTATATACTGTAATAATAGTGAAAAAAAAACATTGACTAAAGTTAAAAAGTATAGTATAACGGTATGTATAGATGGAGTGATAAATGACTGAAATACCAGAAAAGAATGTTAAAAAACCATTCAAGAAAAATAAGAAAAACAATATACACTACGTAGATAACTCTAAGTTTCTAGAAGAGATTACTAAGTATAGAGATAGTGTGATTGCTGCAAAAGAAGCAGGAGTATTGAAACCACGTGTTCCAAACTACATCGGAGAATGCTTTCTAAAGATTGCAACTCACTTAGCATATAAGAGTAACTTCATCAACTATACATATCGAGAAGAGATGGTCTCGGATGGTATCGAAAATTGTATTACTTACATCGATAACTTTAATCCTGAGAAATCTAAGAATCCTTTCGCGTACTTTACTCAGATAACATACTATGCTTTCCTCCGTCGTATTGCCAAAGAGAAACGTCAGCAACAAACTAAGTATCGATACATGAGAAACATTGATGTCCATGACTTGATTACCCAAGACCACGATACAGGCGACTATGGCAATGAGTTTATCGACTATGTCAAGAAGCAGATGGACATGATTGATGATTTTGATAAACCAGAATCAGCAAAGGTCAGTAACATACCAAAGCGTCGACCGAAATATTTAGATCAAAAAATCATTGACAATTCTCTTGATATAGAGTAGAATGGATTTATTAAGTTTGTTAAAGGAGTTGTATATGACTGAAGTAAAAACTAATAAGTACGTTGCATGGTTTACTGAAAACTGGTTTACCGCATTTTTCTTTCTTGCGTTTGCATTGATTATCGCGGCAGTATCCACTAATATTAGTAACCATCGGAATGGTGTTCAAGGTGTTTCTAAGCAGAACGCAGGATGCATCTATCTCGAGTCAAGCGATCTCGGCGAAGGTCAACACTACATGATCTGCGATGGACAGATTGTTCTTAAGCGTCTCGTAGATGAAGATGCAGCAGAACCAACGACCGAAGAAAAGTTGGAAGAAGTAGTTCCTACTGCACCTGCAAAGTAATTAGAAAGTTCGAGTATGAAGGTTGCGTTGATCACCGACACTCACTTCGGTGCTAGGTCAGATTCTATTCCGTTTGATAACTTCTTCGCGAAGTTTTATACTGAGGTGTTTTTTCCTCATCTAGAACGTGAAGGAATCAAAACTATTATCCATCTTGGTGATGTCTTTGATCGCCGCAAGTTTATCAATTACAATACGCTGAAAAAGTGCCGCGAGTATTTCTTCGACAAGACTCGCGATCTGGGCATTGATGTCCACATGATTGCAGGTAATCATGACACCTTCTTCAAGAATACCAACGAAGTAAACTCCCTAGATTTGTTGCTGCGCGAATACGAAAATGTTATTACATATTCCAGCGCAGAAGAAATCGTTCTGGGCGGAAAGAATCTATTGCTGGTGCCATGGATTTGTTCTGGTAACTATGATGAGACGATGGAGGTTGTAGATAAAAGTAATGCACAAGCAGTATTCGGACACTTTGAATTTTCAGGTTTTGAAATGTATCGTGGGCACAAAAATGATCACGGAATGGGCACTGAACGTTTTGATAGATTTCCTCTCGTTTGTAGTGGTCATTTCCACCATCGCAGTCGTACTGGTAATATTCTGTATCTTGGTAATACCTATGAGTTTACTTGGTCTGACTATAATGACCCTCGAGGGTATCACATATATGAGACAGAAACTAACGAGGTAGAGTTTTGTGAAAATCCATTTAAAATCTTCCATAAAATCTATTATGATGATACTGCTGGTGATCCTAATAGTATGGACCTTGGACCGATTAGTGGTAGTTGCGTAAGACTAATCGTAGTCAAAAAAGCAGACTTTTATAAGTTCGATCGCTTCGTGGATAAATTATATGATTTAGATTTAATCGAGTTGAAAATCATCGAAGACTTCTCTGAGTTCGAAGCAGATGTGATTGAAGAAGATAAGATGGATGTAGAAGATACAATGACAGTTCTTTCTGATTTTGTTGATACTGTTAGTACTGATCTCGATAAAGATAAGATTAAGAACATGTTAAGAACTTTGTATATTGAGGCACAGCACGTTTCTGTATGATTAATTTTAAAACAATTCGTTGGAAGAATCTTCTTTCAACAGGTAATGCTTTCACTGAAATAAAACTCAACCGTTCACCTAGCACTTTGATTGTCGGTGAGAATGGTGGAGGTAAATCCACTCTGCTCGATGCTCTTTGCTTTGGATTGTTTGGTAAACCTTTTCGCGGCATCAATAAACCACAACTGTTGAATTCGATTAACAAGAAAAATCTTCTAGTTGAAATCGAGTTTGACATTGGTGGTAAAGATTATAAGATTATTCGTGGTATTAAACCGCACATTTTTGAGATTCAATCTGGTGGTGAAGTAATCAATCAGGATGCTGCTGCTCGTGACTATCAAAAGTATCTCGAGGAATCAGTTCTCAAACTTAATTACAAGTCGTTTACTCAAATTGTTATTCTGGGGTCGGCATCGTTCACCCCATTCATGCAGTTGCCACCATTTACTCGTCGCGAGATTATTGAAGACATTCTTGATATTCAGATCTTCACAACAATGAATACTGTTCTGCGCGATAAGATGAACGAACTGAAAGATAGTCTTCATGATGCTGACAGTAAACTAGAAGTACTAAAGCAGAAGGCAACTATTCAAAAAGAATATGTTGATACGCTCGAAGCAAACAAGGAGAAGAGAGTTGATGAAATTCTTGGTCGCATAACTGATGGCGAGAACAAGATAGTACATCTGACAACTCTGGTCACAGACTTAGAAGCAACCAAAGAAGACACAGAACTACAGCAAAAATCTCTTGGTGAGTTAAATGTCAAGCAAAAGAAACTCGAACAGTTTAAGACTAAGTTCTCTACACAACTTCGTGAGTTGCAAAAAGAAGTAGCATTCTATAATGATACGGATGAATGTCCGACCTGTCGCCAAGGCATTGCGCATGATCACAAAGAAACAATTGTAACATCGCGGCAAGATAAGATCGGCGAACTGACAGAAGGAATGGAAAAACTTCAGCAGGAGTTTGTGGTTTTAGATAAACTGATCGACGAACATGCAGAACTTGGTGACCAGATAGCAGTTCTCAACAAAGAAATCCTTGGTAACAACAATGAGATGATTGTTCAACAGCGTCTCATCCAAGCACTTAATCTAGAACTGAATGACATCACTACTAAGACTGCAGATATTGATGAAGAAAAAACAAAACTCAAGTCATATGCTAAAGAAGTTCTGACACAGAACGAGGAGAAGGCAAGACTGAATGAAGAAAAGCATTACATGGAAGTTGTCTCGACACTCCTCAAGGACACTGGTATTAAGACTAAGATTATTCGGCAGTATCTTCCAGTTATCAATAAGTTGGTGAATAAATATCTACAAGCAATGGACTTCTTCGTGCAGTTTAATCTGGATGAAAAGTTCGATGAAACAATCAAGTCCCGTCATCGTGATGACTTCAGTTATTCTTCGTTCTCAGAAGGCGAAAAGCAACGTATCGATTTGGCGCTTCTCTTTACCTGGAGAACAATTGCCAAGATGAAGAATAGCGTAGCAACTAATCTGCTCATTCTCGATGAGGTATTTGATTCCTCGCTGGATAATAATGGTACCGATTATGTTATGGCATTGCTTGATACTGTGGGCGAAGATACTAATGTGTTTGTCATCAGTCACAAAGGCGATCAACTGTTCGATAAGTTCCGCAGTTTGATTAAGTTTGAGAAGAAAAATAATTACAGTGAAATGGTGGTATAACAATGTTAGTCTCGCAGTTATATAAAACAGATAAGAGCAGATATATTAGTGACAAGTTCTCCGAGATACATGATTATGTCCCTGCAGTCTATGATAAATACTTCCTAGACATAAAAGAAACAGCCAAAACAATTTTAGAGGTTGGTATTAAGAACGGGTCATCATTGATTCTTTGGGATGATTACTTCACGAATGCCAGAGTAATTGGTCTTGATATTAATTCGTGTAAACAGTTTGATAAACCAGAAAATCAGTTTAAAGATATCTTCTGTATTATCGGAGATGCCTATTCTCCAAATGTTATGGACATGATTCCATATGACATTGATGTTGCTATTGATGATGGTTCGCACATGATAAATGACATATTATTTTTCATAGACAACTATCTCCCCAGAGTTAAGTCGGGTGGGTACTTGATTGTTGAGGACATCGTTCCTGAATACATTGACATTTTGAAAGAGAAAGTCAAAGATTTAAATTGTTTTTTCTATGAGAATAACGCAGTCAGAGATGACAACAATTTACTAGTGATTACAAAAGCATAGGATGAACCGTGGAATTAATTAAATTTACAGACCCTGCTCTACGCAAGGTTCCAGAAACATTTGACTTCGAAACCCAGAACGCACAGGAACTTGCTGATACTTTGTGGGAAGAATCCCGACGTTTAAGAGGTCTTGGACTTTCTGCCAATCAAGTTGGTATCGACTCCAAGGTTTTTGTGATGGGATCCGACGATACCAATCGTAAGAATGTTTTTAATCCTCACGTAATCTCTGTCTCTAAAGAAACAGAACTTGCACGAGAGGGTTGTTTATCATATCCTGGATTATGGTTGTCTGTTAAACGCCCCAAGGAAGTGACTCTTTCATACCAGACTGTTACTGGAGAATATGTGGTCGAAACTTTTGCGGGTCTACCTGCAAGAATCGCCCAGCATGAGTTTGATCACATGGAAGGATTAAACTTTTCTGATCATGTATCACAGTTGAAACTCGACATGGCACTCAAGTCTTTAAACAAACGAGCAAGAAAGTATCTGAAGAAATATGTCAAACAAAACCTATGATTTTGGATTCACATTTGAAGATCCAACTGAAACCGTGGTTCACGTTCGAGAACCATATAATCCACAAGAAGATATAGATACCAGCGTTCTCAAAGATGAGATCATGGCAAAACTATATGACATCGAGTCTCGCATTCTGACTGCAGACCAGACACTAATGATCTCTGAACATAAGAGACTCGTTGAAATGGAAGTATCAGAGAAACTAAAACAAGTCGAAGATCTGATTCTTCCCCTACTTTATAACCTGATGAAGAATCCTGAGAAGGAGTATATTCATTGGCCAAACAGGATACCAATTATTGATGCACAAATTGACAAAATCACCGCGATCACGCGACACTTTGAGTGATACGGATCTGCCCTTTTTTCCAAAACCAAAGTTCTTCCAGCAACCAGTAGCAACTGCTGTAACATTTTATCTATGTGGTGAAATTAAACCAGCGGAAGATTATGTTGAATGGTTTCAGATTCTCAGGGCAGCAGGTGAAACTGATATAATCTACATTCGCATTAACAGCGAGGGTGGTGACTTGTTCTCTGCTTTACAACTGGTTCGTGCGATTCAGGAATCAAATGCCACTATCGTATGTTCGGTTGAAGGCATTTGTATGAGCGCTGCTACTTTGATATTCTTGTCAGCAGATAGGTTCGAACTATCTGACCATACCATGTTCATGTTCCACAACTATTCCAGTGGAACAATCGGTAAGGGTGGTGAGATGTATGATCAAATCACTCACTTCAGGTCTTGGTCAGAAAAACTGTTTGATTCATTCTATAAGGACTTCTTGACACCTGAAGAAATTAAGTCCATGCTTGACAACAAGGATATCTGGTTGGATGCTGATGAAGTCGCGAAACGATTAGAGAAACGCATTAATGCACAGGATCCAGAAGAAACTCCCAAACCGAAACGCACAAGAAAAAAAACAATAGATGAATAAATAGGCTTGACTTTTACGAAAAAAGCAGGTATAGTAATTCTATGATTGGTTTAAAAGATTATATTTACGAACGAGAAGAGGGTTCTGGTCTGACCATATGGGATATCGACGAGACCCTCTTCAACACTAAAGCACTTATCTATGTGATGAAGGGTGCACAACTGGTTCGGAAACTTTCAAACCAAGAGTTTAACACCTATAAACTGGGTGCTGGTGAGTCCTTTGACTTCCGTGAGTTCCGCGATGCCAAGCACTTCCGCGATACATCTGAACCTATCGCGAAGGCAATTAATAAGTTGATTGCTATTCACAAGAACGTCAAAGCAAAAGGCAGCAAGATGATTGTCATCACTGCTCGCGCTGACTTTGATGACCGTGACATGTTCCTAGATACCTTCCGTAAGCAGGGCATTGATATTGATGACATCCATGTGCATCGCGCTGGTAATCTCAATGCTCCGAACTCTGCAGAAGGTAAGAAAATCTACATCAAACAATATCTCGATACAGGTAAATACACTCGTGTTCGCCTGTTCGATGATGCCGTATCAAATCTTGAAATGTTGAAGGGTCTTTCTAAAGAATATCCTAACATCAAGTTTGAACCCTACCTCGCTCATCACGACGGAACGATGACGAAATATTAGGGCTTGACATTTCATTCGTTTTATAGTAGAATGGAATAATAGAAGGAGAAAGTGTATGATTAAGAATATTGTTTCAAGTTTGATTGCTCTCGCTGTGGTTGCAACTCCTGTTGCTGCTGAAGCACGCAACCGTGATGGAAACGGTTGGGAACAACGTAGGGATGACCGCCAGCATAGACGTTCGCGCATTAGCACTGGTGAAGCAATCGCTATCGGCGTAGGTGCCTTCATCCTTGGTGCTGCTGCAAGTCGCAGACAACCCGACGAACGTTCGGCCGATCGCGAAGTCTTTGAGCGTGAATATGATTATCACTATCGTCGTCCTGTCTGCCGTGAAATTTTTACCAGTGGTATCGATAGATATGGTGACTACTACGAAAAGCGCATCACTCGCTGTAATTAATTTATCCTGAAAGTAATTTTAGGGCTTGACTTTTGCCTCGTTTCGAGGTAGAATGAAATATATTAATTGATGAGGTTCCGTGATGTCTATTTCCCATAAGTCTACCCTTGCTAAATTGCTCGCCACTGAGAACCTTCGGATTGAACATCAGAAGGTTCCGACCGCGATGTTCGACCTGAAGAACCGCACTCTCATCCTCCCCATCTGGAAAGACATGTCGTTCGACCTTTATGACCTGCTTATTGGTCATGAGGTTGGTCACGCATTGTTTACACCTGCGCAGGGTTGGCACTCAGAACTTGATGCTCGTGGTATGGGTATCAAGTCTTACCTCAACGTTCTTGAGGATGCTCGCATCGAGCGCAAGATTAAGGACAAGTTTCCTGGTATCCGTCGCAACTTCTTCGCTGGTTATAAGGAACTGTTCGACAATAATTTCTTCGGTGTTAAGGGATATGACCTCAGCAAGTTGCGTCTCATTGACCGCATCAATCTGCACTATAAAGTTGGTTCTTTCCTCAATGCTCCTTTCAGTGCTGATGAGAATCAATATCTTGCTCGCGTTGATGCGTTGGAAACATGGGATGATGTTGCTGCGCTCGCAGTAGAACTCTACGAACTCGCTAAATCTGAACCCGAGCATGACTTTGATTCGTCAAACTTCATGGGTGACATTGGTGCGTTTGATGAGGAGAGTGACGACGCAGGAATGGATGTTGACAAGTGGATTTCCGAAATGGATGACGAGTCAACTGATGCTGATGAAACTGCACCCTCTACTGGTAAACCTGCAGACAGCAAAGATGCTGAAACTGATTCCGACAGCGATAAATCTGATGCTCCTGCCGATGGTGCTGAATCTAATGAAGACGGTGCCGAAGAAGGCGATTCCGATGAAGATGGTGGTCTTGCTCCCAACGAAGGTGTAAAACTTCCTGGTTCAAATGATACACCAATCCTCAATGATGACCCTATCTCTATCACTGATCAGAACTTCCGCGACATGGAAGATACGTTCATTGACTCAAAGTCGCGTGAGTATGCGTATGGTATTCTTCGCAAGGTTGATACCAAGAACTATGTCATCCCTATGGACTGGGTTCTAGAAAACATGCGCCCGACTGTGTATTCTGACAGGTGGTATACTAAAACTGTAGATTATGACCCAATCGCTCAAGAAGTTTTTGCTGAGTTCCGCAACAACAACCAGAAGTATATCAACACCATGGTTCAAGAGTTTGAAATGCGTCGTCGTGCTTCAGAGTTTGCTCGTGCGCAGGTTTCTAAGACTGGTCGTCTTGATGTTGACCGTGTTTGGGCACACAAGATCAGCGAAGATCTGTTCGCTCGCAACACAGTTGTGCCTAATGGTAAAAACCATGGTATGCTCTTGTTCCTTGACATGTCTGGTTCCATGGCAGGAAACATGAAAGGCACGATTGAGCAGTTGGTCACATTGATGATGTTCTGCCGCAAGGTTCGTATCCCATTTGAAGTATATGGTTTCACTAACAATGGTATTGTTAATGATAAGTATTCCAAGTCTGATGACATGCGTGTGAATCGTGCCAATGCCTTGGGTTCAACTGATAAGGAACTTGAAATCGATGACAATTCATTCAATCTATTGCAGTTTGTTTCCGATAACTGTTCAGTCGCTAAGTTTAATGAAGTAATTCGCACTCTTCTTATGTGCGCCAGAGGATATGACTATTCTGCTCGTCCTTCTCGTCGTGCTGAAATATTCGTTCGCAATTCTCATATCATGGGTCTTGCTTCGACTCCTCTTGAAGAATCAATCATGGTTGCTCGTTCGATTGCTGACAAATTTCGTGCTAAAAATCGTGTAGAAGTTCTCAATACTGTGTTCCTCACCGATGGTGATGGTGATAATAACATTGGTGTCGGTGGTCGTCGTTCTGGTTGTTTTCATGTTACTGTCACAGATGCAAGCACCAATGCTTCGGTAACAGTTAAGTATGATGATGACGTTTATCGCACTCAACTGCAAGTTGCTCTTCTAGAACTCTACAAGAAGGCAACTGGTTCGCGTGTTATCAACTTCTTCATCGCTTCTTACAATCCTAAGTGGGCAGCAAAACGTATGCACAATTCTACTGAAGATTTCGATACCAAGTGGAAGAATGAATGGAAGCAAAAGTTTTTCCACACCACAAAATCGTTTGGTTTCGATGACCGCTTTTTGATTCCAGGTGGTAGCGAGTTGACTATCGGCGAAGATATCTTTGAATCCAATAGCAGCGACCCGAAAGATCTTCGTCGGGCATTTAAGAAGTTCCAAAATACCAAGCAGACCAACCGAGTTCTGCTGAACAAAATGATCCAAGCAGTCGCATAAAATTATTTACCCCGAAACGAAATAAGGGCTTGACTTTTATCTCGTTTCGGGGTAGAATGAAATATAATGATTGATAAGGAAAATTTTATTATGGTTGACTTCCCTTCCGAACTTGAAACTTTGGTTCTTTGTGACTGGTCGCGTGATGAAAATGGCGTCCTTCGTGCTGAATATCCTAACGGTGCTGGGTTTATGCTTCTGCGTAATGAAACCGTTGAATACTGGGAAGTCTGCTCTGATGGTTCGTTCGTTCTTGTTGAATGGCGCGAGTTGATTATTTCTAAATAATAGGCTTGACTTTTATACCGTTCTAAGGTATATTGAATATATTAAATGATGATGTGATGTGAGGATATTTTTATGATGAATCGTGATGCTTTGGTTGAGTTCCTTTCCGACAATAACACCAACAATGGTGTTTTCCGTAAACGCGACGTTGTCGCCGCTGCCGAATCCCTCGGTATGAAATATCCTGGTTGGATTTTTCAGCGTGACCGTATGATTAAGCGTGGTACTTATGACCTGTCCCCGTTGATGGTGGGTGCTAACTCAACTGTTGTTCAACTCCCTGTTGCTGCCCCTAAGATGGTTATCCAACCTAAGTTGCAGACAGTGATCGAGAACCTTGTCCCGCAGGTTGACCCAACCTATGTTCCCTTTGGTTTCTATAACGATCTTCGCAAGGTCGTGAAGTCTAATAACTTCTACCCAACCTTCATCTCTGGTCTATCGGGTAACGGTAAGACCACCATGATTGAGCAGGTCTGTGCTAAATTGAAGCGCGAATGCATGCGTGTTAACGTCTCTATCGAAACTGATGAAGACGATCTAATTGGTGGTAACACCCTCGTCGACGGTAACGTTGTTTATCGTGAAGGTCCAGTTCTCACTGCCATGAAGCGTGGTGCCATCCTCATCCTCGACGAAATCGACCGTGGTTCGAATAAGATGATGTGTCTTCAGGCAATTCTTGAGGGTAAACCAT